CATGGAACGGGGGTGTGATACTTCATGGAGATCATCATGCCTAATGTTGAACTGCAAGCTCGCGTCAAAGAGCAACAGGCTGCCGTCAAGGAAGCCAAGTTGAAGTATCGCGGCGTTACCTATCTCAAACATTCTGCTAAATAAAAATGGCACAACAAGCTAAAGAAGGCGCAAAAGCTAAGCCTGTAAACCTTGCTCCCCAAAAAACCGATAAAAAGGGTGAGCAGTATAAGCATAGCTGATAATTAAATAGTTGGAGAGGCACCTCAGAGTCGGACCTCTCCTTCATTGGCATCGGCCCGTACGCGGATACCCTTTGCCGTCTAGACGGTGGGATAGACCACAACAATTTTGAACAAAAAATTCTGAACGTTCAGAGAGTAAACCACATTTTTATTCTCTAATAATGGCACAACAATCTAGTGATATGCAGGCCAGTCTTGTACGGCCTGGCGCCCTTAATGGTGGCGCCGATCCCCGCGAACTTTATCTTAAGCTATTTAGCGGTGAGATGTTCAAGGGCTTCCAGAACAACACGATCGCTCGTGACCTGGTTATGCGTCGCACCCTGAAGAACGGCAAATCTTTGCAGTTCATCTTCACGGGCCGCACCCAAAGTGAGTTCCATACTCCTGGCAACAGCATTCTGGGTAACGACCAGAAGGCTCCCCCGGTGGCTGAGAAGACCATCACTTGTGATGACCTTCTGATCAGCTCCGCTTTTGTCTATGAATTAGACGAGGTACTCTCACATTACGACTTGAGGTCTGAGATCTCTCGTAAGATCGGTTATGCTCTCGCTGAGAAGTATGACCGTTACATCTTCCGTTCGATCCTGCGTGGTGCACGTAAGGCTGGCATTGTCCAAGGCGTGACTGCTAACAACCAGGAAGAGCCTGGTGGTACTCAGATCCAAGTTGGTTCTGGTGCCGGCGCTGCTGCTGATGCTTATGATGCAGACAAGCTGGTTGCCGCATTCTTTGATGCTGCTGCCGCTCTCGACGAAAAAGGAGTAAGTCAAGATGGACGTGTGGGTGTCCTTTCCCCTCGCCAGTACTACTCCCTGATCCAAAAGGTCGGTGATTCTGGTCTGGTTAACCGCGATGCACAGGGTGATTCCCGTCAGCGTGGTAACGGCATCGTTGAGATTGCTGGTATTCAAATCTACAAGTCCATGAACATTCCGTTCCATGGCAAGTACGGTGTGAACTACACCAGTGCTGGTAAGACTGTTGGTAACACTGGCGACTACGTTGAAGCTGCTATCGAAGATGCTTCCGATGCTACCGGTGGCGTTAACAACGACTACGGTACTGCTGCTGAAGTTGCCACTACCTCCTGCGGTCTGATCTTCCAGAAGGAAGCTGCAGGTGTTGTCGAAGCAATCGCACCTCAAGTGCAAACCACTTCTGGAGACGTGAGCGTGATCTATCAGGGTGATGTTATCCTTGGCCGTCTGGCCATGGGTGCTGACTACCTGAATCCCGCTGCAGCCGTTGAGCTGCACACCACGAACTCTCCTGGTTCTGCATTCTGATTTTTTAAACACGGGGACTCTTCGGAGTCCCTTTTTTTTTATCTATACGATATGGCCTTTCCTACATATGCTGCGTCCACCGAACTGGATGCTGTAAATCAAATACTTAGCAGTGTGGGACAGGCTCCTGTCACCACGCTGGACCTGCAAAACCCTGAAGTGTTTATCACGGTAAATACTTTACGTGAAGTAAGTAAACAAGTCCAGCTTGAAGGATGGACATTTAACACAGAACGTGAGTATCCGATGGTACGTGATCTAGCTACCAACGAGATTGATCTACCTGCTAACCTCTTAGCTATTGACGCAAACATTCAAGAACATAGAAGCGACTATGATCTTGTTATGCGTAATGGTAAACTTTATGATAGGTTAAATAAAACTTACGTTTTTACTGAAAACCCTAAAGTCGATGTACTGTGGTACTTTGACTTTCAATTCCTACCACCTGCCGTACAGTCTTACATTACTGCACGAGCAGCACGTATGTGCGCTACCAAAATGGTTGGTGATCCTCAACTCTATCAACTCCTCAGTCAAACTGAAGAAATGGCACGGGGAACATTAACAGAATATGAATGTAATCAAGGTGATTATACAATCTTTGGCACTAGAGATGGTCAAGATTATTACACCGGATATCAACCTTATCGAGCACTATCTAGGCAATGAGCACTATTTCCCAATCGATTCCTAATTTACTGCTTGGCATCTCACAGCAGCCAGATAATAGGAAACGTCCTGGCCAAGTCAAAGATGCACAAAATGTCTTTCCAGACTTTGCTTTGGGAATGCTAAAAAGACCTGGCGGTAAGTTTGTCGCCAAACTTGACAATGCACAAGCTCGTGGCAAGTGGTTTCCTATCTTACGAGATGGTACTGAAAAATATATTGGACAATATGATACAACTGATCACCTATTCCGTATTTGGAATTTAAGCGATGGTATTAGGCGCGTTGTTGATATGGGAAGCAACTCTGGACAACCAGGTAGTTGCAGTATCCCAAACCTTGTTACAACTTTCGGTGATGTTGCAACCGCAAAGCATGCACTAAATGATGCTGAAACTGCTTTACAGGTAGCTGCGTCTGATTTATCTAAAAAAACTGCTGGTCAACTACCTACACTTAACACAGTGTTTGCTAGTGATTTTAGGAAGTTTAGTAATCCAAGGTCTGATGATTATTCATCCTTACTTAGTGAGGAGATTAAATCTGGTGTAATTGAAATTGAAGGTAACGCTAGACAAGCAACAGCTACTGTAAGTGTAAGTAATGAGATTACTGCTGCTGGTGTGAGTGATGGAGGTGCGGGTTATGAAACTGCACCTACTGTAACTATTAGTGGTAGTGGTTCTAGTGCTACAGCAGAAGCTGTTTTAGATGAACGTGGTTATCTCAAAAGGCTTGATATCACCAACTCTGGTAATAACTACTTTGATATTCCCTTAGTAACTTTTACAGGTGGTCTGTCTGGTTATCAAGGTACAGCTGTGGTAAACTGGTTTACACAGGAAGTCGTCAAAGTGCTTGTAGAGGATGGGGATCTTATTGATCTAGCTGATCCTGCTAATCAACGAGAAGTTGGCTGTAACATAGGCCAACATCCAAGTGGTTATGGTGGTCATGATGGAAGTTTCCAAGGTCAAAAACTTTTTCAAAAAAGAGGATTTGATAGTAATGGGAATGAGGTTGATGTAGATAATGGATTAGAGTTTTACAATACCGGAAGAGATCAAATGGTCTTTTCTGATGGATCTGGTTTATGTACCGGTGCTACAGGTATTTATTTACATAAACAGGATCTTACTGGTAAAAGTAAAATCCGTATCATGGCTGCTACCGGTAACCGAAATTGGCCATCTGCTGAAGGTGCGAGTGCTCACAACGGTGTTAACCATGGCAACGTTGATGGTACCAGACATTACAGCGTAGGTACCTATAATAGTGGTGAATATAATGATTATATGGGTTACAATAATACTGTGTACCCAAAACTAAATGTTTATATTGCTAAAGCAGGTGTAACTGCGATTGGTAACTCGGGGTTAGAAACAGGATGGACTGGTAGTACTGATCCAAATGGTCCACCAGATGACAGCTTCATTAGCGCTCACCCTGATAATTGGATCGATTTTGCAACCTCTGGTTATCGAGGTGACTGGCAGCACATTGGACAAATATTTTCAAACAACCCTGATCCAAACAGTGATGAACCATACTACCTAAGTGAGTATGAATTTGATATTCCTGCAGAATTGCGTGGTCCAGATTGCTACATTTGTATAGGTGCAAGTTCGCAGACTCCTGGTATTCTTTCAGCAGATTCGTCTAAAAAGTTTACTGTCACTACGCTGACATTGTTAAACGAGACTCCTACTACAACTAACATCAAAGATTCTGAAGTAGTCTTTACGGAAAACACAGCACTTTCTTCAAGGATTCCTTCACATTTTCCGTATTATCAAACAAGTGGGCATTACTTCAGTAGCAATAGCTGGACTTTAGATTTTTACCCCACTACACCAAGTTCAATTTTTGGTACATTAACTACACCTAATAGGATTACCTATTTTGATGAAGGTATTACTACAGCTGTAGCTGATGTTGTTGTAGGTAAACCTGTATCTGCTATTAATATTACTGATGCTGGCTCTGGGTATAATGTTGGTTTAGCGACAACTATTGCTCTATCTGGTGGCTCATTTACGCAGGCTGCAACACCAACTATCACGGTAACACCAACGTTTACCACGTCTATTACTGATGCTGGTAAAGGTTACAAGTCTGCTACAGCAACAATGACTGGTGGTGGTGGCAGTGGTGCTGTGCCGACTGTTGAAACAATTAATGGTTTAGTCACTAACATCACTGTTACTGGTGGAAATAGTAATTACACTTCTAACCCTACAATCACGTTATCCTCACCTAACACAGATAACCCTAAATATGCAGAGGTTATTTACAAAAAGAATGGTGATCTTCTTGATGGCGCATTAAGCCATGTTGAAGTTAAAAAGAGTGGTCAAGGTTTAGCTGTTACAAGTGGTACTAACATAGCCACAACAACTAACGGTGATGGTACTGGCGCCACGCTTGATTTGACTGTTTCTAATGGTCAAGTACATGCTGTATCTATTAATACAAATGGTACTGGTTATATCACTGATGATGAGATTTATCCAGATGGATATGATGGTGTAATTATACGTGCTTACAGCATCGCTAAGGGTGCTGAGAGGACTTCTGAGCATCCTGTAATTGCTAGTGAAGGGTATCGAGTTTATGAACTAGATGAACACCTAGCACCAACTAATACAGAGGCTGAATTAACTACAGCCACTAATACTTTTAATGCTGCAGTAAGTGCTAGAGATAGTGCTATTACTACTCTAAATACAGCTAATCAAGCTGCTGGTGTGGCAGGTGCTGCTTGTGCTATTTCAACTATCGATCCTAACGCATATCTTAAAGATGCGGATCCTGAAGATATTGAGTTTCTGACTCTCAATGATTATACGTTTGTATTAAACAAAAAGAAAATTGTTGAAATGAAGACTAGCCCGACTAGTCATCCTAACGTTGATGATAATCGTGCACAAATTGTTATTCAAATTGCAGCGAATGCTACAAACTACTCTGTTATCCTCACGGCGCAGGGTGGTTCTCAGGCGACGTTTACCACTACATCTGCATCTTCTGGAGCTAGTTCAGACAACATTGCATCAGCTCTTCAATCTCTTATTGATGCTAATCCTGATTACTCTGCAACACAAGTGGGTGGTACTGTGTATGTTACTAGCAGTACTGCTTTCAGTGTAGAGGTTCGTGGTGGTATCCAAGACTCATCTATCTATGCTGTTACAGATGCTATCAGTAATCAATCACTTCTGCCTCTCCAAAGTAAAGATGGTTATGTAGTTAGGATTGTAAATTCAGAGGATCTTGACATTGATGACATGTTTGTCAAGTTTACTACTGATGGCGACCAACAGTTTGGTACTGGTAACTGGGAAGAGACTCTAGAGCCTGGACTTAAATATGAATTTAATGAGCTGACCTTGCCTCACCAATTAGTGAGAGAAGCAGATGGTAAATTTACGTATACTCCAGTTGATTGGAATGATAGATTAGTTGGTGATGATAACACTAACCCTGAACCTAGTTTTGTTGGCAATACTATTAGTCACATTTTCTTCTACAGAAACCGTATGGGTTTCCTGTCTGGACAAAATGTTGTTCTAAGTAAAGCTGGTGACCTTTTTAATTTCTGGAACACATCTGCACAAACCGCAGTAAATGATGATCCTATCGACATCTCTGCTGCTGGTAAGCGCCCTGCATTCTTAAACTATGTAGAGCCTACTTCTGTTGGTTTGGTTCTATATGCTACTAACGAGCAATTCCTTCTTAGTACTGACTCTGACATCCTTGCACCCACATCGGCAAAAGTAAACTCACTTAGTGCTTATGAATGTGATGCTAATGTTGAATCAGTCAGCCTTGGCACCTCTCAAGCTTTCATTAGTAAGACACCTCTATACACTAGACTATTCGAACTGACAGACGTTACTTCTGAACAGCCGCCATTGATGGCTGATATCACAAACGTTGTTCCTGAATTTATCCCTGAATCAATTGACACAATGGTTTCATCACCTGCGTTGTCTGTTGTTTCTATGGGTGCGACTGGTAGTTCTACCTTATATCAGTACCGTTTCCTTGCACGGTCTCGTGAAGAACGGCTTGTAAACTGTTGGTACAAATGGGATCTTACTGGAAATCTGCTGACTCAATTCTTTGATAGCAGTACATTCTTTACATGTGTGTCTAATGGCTCGGATGTGTATGTCCAATCCTATGATATGACACAATCCAGTGAAGAAGGTTTCTTGACTCTACCTACTGGTGAGAAAACGGATGTGTGTCTGGATCTCTTTGATATTAACCCTGTACACTCCTATAATTCTGCTGACGATAAAACTATAATTAGACTACCGTATGCTGAAGTTCCTGGTAAACAACTGAAAGTTGTTGTACTTGGTGGCTTCATTGGTGACGAAAACGTACTATCATCTCAGTCCGTTGGTGCTGTGATTGCACCTGAAATTGAAACCGATGCAGACGGTTCATTTGTAGAAATTAACGGAGACTTTCAAGGTAGAGACCTTATCATTGGTTACAACTATGATATGTCAATTAAACTACCTAAACTTTATCGTTACAGTGAAAGTGGTGGACAGATCAAAAACGATGACGTGTCTAGCCTCATTCTACACCGTATCAAAGTTAAGACTGGTTTGAGTGGCCCTGTAGATTACAAGGTCTCTATCACTGGTCTCGCTGATTTCACTGAAACTATCAGTGTTACTCAGCCTAATCAATATCAACTTAACAGCGTAAACATGCAAGCAAGCTCTACTCACGTTGTTCCTGTATTCCAACGCAACGAGAACCTTGCCATTGAGATCATCGGTAACACACCGTTCCCTGTATCTTTGCTTGGTTTAGATTGGGAAGGAAAGCTAAACCAACGTTTTTATAGGAGGGGATAATGGCTATTGATCCATTTAGTCTAGGTATAGCTGCTGCTAGTGCTGGTCTTGGGTTCTTTGGTGACAGAGCAAAAAGCGATCAAGCTTTGCGTTCTAGAAACCAACAAATTAGAATCCAAAACCGGCAAGCACGTATTGCTACTCAATTACAGAATCAACAAATTCGTGACCGTAACAGGTATGCGGCAGAAGAATTTGCAAAAAGAAAACAGCTTGCTCAACAGCAGATTGGCTTTAACCGAGATGCTGCTAACCAAGCATATATGGCAGAAAACTTGCGTTTGCAAGATCAGCTGACGCAAGCTGCCTTTCAACGTTCTGGTATGCAACGACAGCTGTTAGAAGCAGCTGGATATAATGCTGCCATGAATGAAGGTAACCGAGGAAGATCCTTTGAACGAGCGTCTGCTATGGGTACCTACGGAGACTTTGGTAGATCCATGGCTCAAATGAGCGCAAGCCTACAGAGCATGCGTGGTCAAAGTGCTTCTAATATTAGACGGCTTCAGCAACAACATAGGCAAGCTGATTTCAATGCTTACTCTCAAGTTGCTATAGCACCTTACATGCAGCGTGAACTACCACCTGCATTCCAGATGCCAACTCAGAAGTCTTCTGGCTTTAATACTGCACTACAGATCGGTCAATCACTACTTGGTGGTGTATCGACATATGCCTCACTGGCAGCACCTGCTGCAGGTAATATAGGCGGTGGACAGCAATTTGGCACTGATAGCAGCCTAGCAGGGCCATCATTTGGAGCATCAAATTTCACTAAATTTGAACCTGGTGCTTTCACATATGGGCAATCAAGTGGACTCACAAGTATAGGTAGTGGTGGCTTTTCCAATCCATTAGGTTTTAAACCATTTTAATAAATGAAACGATTTGAATCGGGTGATGTTTTTAAACCGGCGTATCAAGGCCAAGGCTTTGAACCATTACAGGTTGCAGACACCACCCCTCTGCTAAGGCAGAACAATCAAGCTCGTCTTCAAGAAGCAAAAATGTTTGCTGATCAGCGTATGACTGATCTTAAACTTGAAGAACAATCACTTAAATATCAAGCACTACTAGAAGATGAACAAGTAGAACGTCTTGCTGATTTCTCTCAAACACTGTCTGACACACTCATTCAGGGAGCTAAGCTCCGTAATGAGCAAACAGAACAGTACTATATGATGCAAGCATATACTGATATGCTTAGCCCTGAAGAAGCAGCAACGTTTGATGAACAAGAGCAGACTTTACAGGATGGTGCTAAATTAGTCTATGATGAAGCCGGTAAACTAGAATCTGGTGGCTTGTCTGTAGACGTTGTGAACAAAGTACGCAGCCTTTCTGGCTGGGCTAAGTATGGTTATATGCGTGGTCTTATTGAACAAGGCGGCGCTAACTATGCTACTTATTTTACCAACGCTTCTGATACTATGGAAGTTACTGTTGGTGATCGTACATTCACTTTGAATGATGCTAGGAATGGTGCTGAGCGAGCAGCTGCTAAGGCAGCTATTGCTGACTCTTATTTAAGTCAATATAGAGGAGTAGCACCAGGACTGCTTAATAAATACCTGTTCCCTGAAATGAAAAAGTGGGAACAGCAAGATGATTTAGAATTTGCAGAACGGCAACGTAAAGCCTTTGAAGCAGATAAAATGGCTGAACTAAAGGATAACCTTTACTCAGCTGTAAGAAGTGACGATCCTGGACAAGCTGTACTTAACCTCATTGATGTACATAAAGGTACATTTGGTACACGTGGTCAAGCTATCGATAAAACTCTAAACCAGCTTCATAAGATGGCGAGGGACGGTACTCTGACTCGTGAGCAGTGGGCGCAGATTCAACTGAAAGAAACCACTAGACTTGATAGTGGGAAAAAAGAACAATTTGGTGTGCTGTTTGCAGATCGTATTGGACGCATGGAGTTTGAAGAAGCTTTTAAAAAAGCTGAAGCTGACAACCGTGAATTTTTCCTAGCTGACCGTCAGGAAAAAGTATTCCAACTTCAACGTAAATACGAAAAGATTGCTGCAAATGAATTAGAAGATGGTGGTGTACCGCAAGAGTTTTTAGAAGAAGCTCAAAAGGAATACAATGATATTACTGGTACAACTATTCCGTGGAAATGGCTTAATGATAATTTTAAGTCTGATGCAACTGTTGATCTTGAAGCTGAAGTAGCGCTTGCTAAACAGCGTATGAACTCAAAAGGTGCTACACCTTATCTCACAGAACTAGAGTACAACTCTCTTTCTAATGCTGCAAAAGCACAATTACGCCGTGAATATGGTGGTAAACTTCCTGTTGCAGATGCAGCAAGTGGATTAGTTTTAACTAGCGATCAAGATAAAAAACTAGAAGAACGACTTAAAGGTTTTACTAAAGTTGCATTAAAAGCTGAAGGTGTCGATGGTCAGCACAATTATACTGAACTTGGTTTTAACCATTCAGATGTGTTGCGTAATTATTTTCAAGAAAAGTATGATCTACTACTGCAACAAAGAGGTAATCAAGTAGAAGCTTTCAACGAAGCTTTAAAATTAACACGAGATTACGCACTTGATCCAGACAATAGACAAGAAATTAAAGATCAAATAATTGCTAATAATGCATCCGCACCTGCAACCGTAGAACATAAACGTAATGAAGCGATTATTAATGAATGGAAAGCCGGAGGCAAACAAGACTTACTCCTTACCAAAATTGATCATCTTGGGAATAGTGAGTTATATATTTCTGGCGGTATCTCCCCTATGGCTGAATTGGAGGAATGGAGAGCAAACGGTGGGAAAGGACCGCTCCCCTCTGCGTTCATTGCTTTGGCAAGTCAACAACGAGGGGTATCTGCATGGGATGTTGCAGCAGCTCAATATGCTCTACATAACCCACCTGAACCAGGAGAAGAGCCTAAACAGCTTACTATTCCTTTAGTTGAACGTAATGTCCGTAAGCTGAAACCTGAATCACGTGCTCTACTAATTAGCCACCATTCTCCATCACGCACCGCTCGTGCTGCACTTCAAGAAGGTGGTTTCAATCAATTTGCTGATCTTGTTGGGTATCACGAATCATCTGCTTATGGTGGCTATGATGCTATGAATACTGGTGGCAGTGGATTTGGCCGTAACAACGTTGCTTATGGATCTGCAAACAGTAAAGATGTGTTTGGTAGAGGCGTGTCAGAGATGACTGTTGGCGAAGTGATTGCACTTGGTAGGCAGCAAAAAATCTTTGCAGCTGGTCGTTATCAATTTATCCCTTCAACTTTGCGTATGGTTGTAGCCCGTGAAGGTATTGATCTTAACGCTAAGTTTGATAAAAATACACAAGATTTTCTTTTTGCATCACAAGTTCGTTGGCGTCTCGACTATCACTCAAAACATGGTGGCATGCTTGACGGTTTTAGAACAGAGTGGCAGGGTTTAGTTTACGCTTCACGACAGCAAATTATGGATGGTCTTGAAGCATTCCAAGGATCTCCATTTAATGATCCAGCATATTTACATCCTGGATTACTGAAGGAGGCTAACTAATGTCTGAATTTCTACAACTTAATGATAATATTGAGGAAAATAATAAAAATCTAATTGCTGAACGTGAGGAAGTCAGATCGTTAGAAAGTGGTGAGCGAGTCAATGAAGACGACACTCATTTAAGTAAAGAAGCATCAGAATTTGGTGTAAAAGAGAATCTTCAAGAAGCTGCTAATGCTCTTACTGGTGCAGTACGTGATGAAGTTAGTAGTGTCCTCACCGCACCAGAACGTATCTTTGATATGTTTTCTGGAGAGATGGAACGGCAAGGGGAAGAATATGAACCTGACTGGAACCCTCTTGGCGACTACGATCCTGTAACTAAAACTAAATGGGGTAGTATGTTGCGAGGTGCTTTAGGGTACGCTGCATTTGCTATTCCTGTTGGTACTGTAGCTAAGTCTGTTGGATTGGCTGGTAAAGCTGCTAAAGGCTTAGGTATGACTAGCAAGCTTGTTAAAGGTGGTAAGCTAACTAAAGCCGGTATGGCAGCAAAGGTAATTGTACCTGGCGCTGCTATGGGTGCTGCACATGACTTGATTCATGAAGACTCTCAAAAGCACAACATCTTAGGTGAACTACACGACAAAGCAGGTTGGGTTGAAACTCCACTAACAACTCTTGACACTGATTCTCCTTGGGTTAAAACCTTGAAGAATACTGTCGAAGGTATGGGTATTGGTCTAGTCTTTGACGTTGGTTTGCATAAACTTGGTTTGAGTGACGTTACTGCTGATATGCAACGTCCTGTTGGACCTGAAGCTCCAGACAATAAAGCACTGCGAGCTGCTAATCCTGAAGATCCTGTCGAACAACTCCGTGGTGGTGCTGAAGCTAAAGTTGAAACACGTGTTGAAACTAACCGTGAGTTTGTAGATCGTAAGATTGAAGAACGTAACCAAGATATTGACAACCAAACCTTAGAGCAAGCAAAAGAAGAACTTAAAGAACCCGGCTACGGTGAGTTTAAGAACCCAGCTCTTTCAGAAGACTGGCAGGGTAACCCTAACTCTACTGCAGACATGTACGAATTGTCTAAGCAGGCAAAACGTATCCACACTGATCCTAACGCAGAAGGCGGATCTACTGATCACTTTACCACTCAAGCACAGCTAATTCGTATGGCTAATGCTGGTGGTATGCCTGAAAGTTTCTATAAAGAAAAAGCTACAGAACTGTTTGGCACTACTAAAATGCAGTCTCTTGTTAAAGAGCTGGAAGCTAATGGTTACGAATTGAATGAAGTATTCAAAGATTCTTTTGAATCTGCTTATGAAATTATCAATGGTAGGAACCCTGCAGAACTGAAACCTGGTGATTACTGGGAAAAGATTCTAAACGACAACCCCATGATTCTGGGTAAAGCCCAACGTGAAGCATGGACTGTAGAAAACGTTTTGACTGCAGACATTGTTAATGCAGTACTGTTCCCACATGTAAGAGATTTAGCTCGCGCTGCACTAGAAGTTGGTGACGCTGCCGATCTACGTGATATTGGCGGACCTGTAGCACGTGTCCGAGAAAACCTTATTCTTGGCATGTATAACGTTAAGCGTTCACGTTTCTTGCTTAGTAAAGAGTTCAACAAACTGAAAGCACAGAACACTAAAGAAGCAGACATTCAATTGCGTCTCGAAGAGATGCAGACCGCTACACGCGATCAAGTTGACATGATGCTTGATATGGTCAAAGGTGATCCTAGTGATGATCTTATGAAAGGTGTGCTTGAAGTTTTTTCTATGTCTAACGATATTAGAAACTTTGACGATCTTGACGCTTTTATGAAGCGTAAACTGCGTAACCCTCAAAAAGGTTTTGCTGTTAAGGAAATGCTTGGAGTAATGATTAACAGCGTACTGAGTGGACCTAAAACACCTCTCAGAGCTGCTCTGGGTACAGGTACTGCTGTGTTTACACGTCCTATGGCTCAAATGCTGGGAGGACTGGCACAGTTTGTTGGTACTGGCAACTCTATGACATTGCGCCAATCACTGGCTTCTGCTAATGCTATGGTACAGTCTGTACCGGAAGCTATGCATTTCTTCTACAAACGGTTGAATGGATATATGTCTAATGAAATCCATACAACACGTAGTCGCTTTGCAGAGTTCAACAAAGAAGATGAACAATGGGCGATGATGGGTAGATGGGCTGAAACCCGTGGTACAGATGGTGATAAAGCAGCATACCGTATTGCTAACCTTGCTCGATCTGCCAACCAAAATAATTTCTTGACTTACTCAACGAAAATTATGGCGGCTACAGACGATGCTTTTACTATGATTCTTGCTCGTGCAAGGGCTAAAGAAAAAGCGTTGATGGCAGCAACAGCTGATAAAGCAAACGGTGCGATGATTGACATCAACCCGAAAACAATTCGTAAATACGAAGATAAACTTTATGAGGAAATTTTTGATCCTGTTGATGGTGCTGTAAAAGATTCTTTCTTGAATCATGCTAGAAAAGAAGCAACACTGACTAAAGATATCGGTGGTTTTGCTAAAGCACTGGATGATTTGTTTAATCAACAACCTCTGCTCAAACCATTCTACTTGTTTGCTCGAACCGGTATTAACGGTTTAGAGTTCTCAATGAAACATACTCCTGGCCTTAACTTTGCTGTTAAAGAGTTTAACGAGATTATGCTGGCAAAACCAGACAATCTTGAAGCCGTCATGAAGTATGGTATTGAGTCACCACAAGACTTGGCAAATGCTAAAGCTTTGCAGAATGGCCGTTTGATGCTTGGTAGTGCTGTTATCTTCTCAGCAGCGCAACATTATCTCAATGGTGGTTTGACTGGCAATGGTCCGCAAGATTTCCAAACTCGTAAAACTTGGGAAGATGCTGGCTGGGTACCACGTTCTATCCGTCTTGGTGATGTTTGGGTTAGTTATGATTCCCTTGAACCATTTTCTAACATTCTTGCTTCTATCGCAGATTTCAGTGATAACCAACGGTTGATGGGTGATAGGTATGTTGAGCAAGGTCTTATGGCTAATGCGATGATTCTTGCAAAAGGTGCTGTAAGTAAAACCTACTTACAAGGCATCCAACAACTGATGGACTTGTTTGGTAGCGATCCTAAAAAACTAGGTAAAGTTGCTGCTGGTCTAGCTAACAACACGTTGCCTCTTTCTTCTCTTAGGAATGAAATTGGTAAAGTGATCACGCCTTATCAACGTGAACTGCAATCTGGTTTCTTTGATAGTGTCCGCAACCGCAACCTAATTACTGAGCAAATTACTACAGATCCACTGCCTATTAAATACGATATCCTTACTGGAGAACCAATTAAAAACTGGCACCCCATGACTCGTATGTTTAACGCTATCAGTCCAATTCAATTTAACTTGGATCAAAGCGTTGGTAGACAGATGTTGTTCCGTAGTAACTACGATATGCGACTTTCTACAATGTCTGCGCCGGATGGTACATCCTTGCGTGGCAGTGCTAGTGTTCGGTCTAAATTCCAGCAAGCCATTGGTATGACTGGATTAGGACAGAAACTAGATGAATTGTCTAGGAATCCTTTAGTCCAAGATTCTTTGGAACAAATGGAGCGTGACCTAGCTCGTGGAGATAGGCGCATTGATCCTATGTCTTATCGCCATAATATTTTAATCAAAGATCTTTTCGATAATGCACGTAACATGGCTTGGGCTTCGATCAGCAGAGATCCTGAAGTGTACGCACTGAAGAAAGCTGAGAGCTTGCAACAAGCTGCTAGAGGCATGAGAATTACAGATCCAGAACGTAGCACCCGACTACTGGATCAAGCAGATGAACTGCTTAACCTGGTAAACCGCTAACTTAAAGTAAGCAATGGCTGTCACACAAAGACAATACACAGCGGATGGAAACACAACTAAATACTCAATTACATTTGAATATCTCAGAGAAAGCGATGTAAAGGTTAGCCTTGATGGCGTCGATACAACCGCTTTTACGTTAGCCAATGCAACTACTGTTAACCTGAACGCTACTCCTAATGCTGGGGTAGTTGTTCGGGTTTATAGAAGTACGGATAACGAAGAACTAGAGTCTCGATTCTTTGCTGGATCGGCTATTCGTGCTTCTGACCTTAACAAGAACTTTGAACAAACACTGTTCTCTGTTCAAGAAGTGTTGAATCGATTCATTGACCGCACACAGGCGATCTTTGGAAACAACATTAATATGTCCGGTTTCAAGATTACTAATCTTGCAGACGGAACAGATCCGAACGATGCCGTTAATAGAAGTCAGTTAGACGCGACTCAAACTGCTAACGATGCAGCACTTGCGACTTCTGTATCTACAGCTGAAAACCATAAAGATGCTGCTGAAGGTTTTAAGAATGACGCTCAAGCAAGCGCTAATACAGCTTCCGGTCACGCTAGTGATGCTTCAGATAGTGCTGACGCTGCTGAAACAAGTGCTAATGCTGCATCGGACAGTGCTGATGAAGCAGAAAACTTTGCTAATGCTGCTGCACAATTTGCTGGTGATCCCGTGTTTTACGGAGTTACACGCAATGTATCTAGTGGAAGAACAGCATTACGTGTAGTTTACTCAGTAGCAAGTAACACTACTAATACTTATAACCCTCTTGATTTTAAGTATAAAGGCACTGAAACTGCCATGCTAGCTACTAATGGCTTGCTGCATGCAAGCGGTCCAAATGTTGGACAACCTAAATTTGCATTTGCAACGGCTACTGATGCTAGCCGCACTTCTGGTCACGTTTACATTCAACTACACTAATGGCATTTATTGATCTCGGAAAACTAAAATTTAACTGGCAAGGTGTCTGGAACTCAGGCACTGCCTATGAAACTGATGATGTTGTCTTTCATGGCAACCAAACTTGGGTAGCTACTGCTGACGTTGCAGTCGGCCAAGCTGAGCCACAAGCTAATGCTAGCTGGGATTTGATGAACGGTGGTCTCAACTTCCGTGGAGTTTATTCCGGTGCTACCACGTATTACCTTCATGACATGGTTACGTACGGCAGTGCACTATATCTGCTAAACGGCACCGACAACCAAACTGGTATTGATCCTGGTTCTAACCCTGGTTCTGATAACTGGGATATT